CAAAGAAAACACTTTACACTTTGGACAGGAATACACCCCGACGATCTTTCTGAAAATAGAAAAGAAGTTATGGAAAAAGTACGAGAACTTCAATCAACAAGAAAAAATAAGTTGATTATGAAAAAATTGGCATCTGATACCGTAACTATGAATCAAATAAAAAATCAAGTAAGAAAAATGATTGCCGAAGGGATTAAAGTTGATATGATTATTTTAGATTATATTGATTGTGTGGTTCCTGACAAAATGTTAGGTGATGAATGGAAGAGTGAAGGATCGGTAATGCGAGGATTTGAAGCAATGTGTCATGAGTTGGATATTGCAGGATGGACGGCAACACAAGGTAATAGAAATTCAATTTCATCTGAGGTCGTTACTACAGACCAAATGGGTGGGTCAATTAAAAAAGCACAAGTTGGGCACGTTATTATAACGGTTGCAAAATCATTACAACAAAAAGAGATGAACTTAGCAACAATAGCAATAACTAAATCAAGAATTGGGAAAGATGGAATTATCTTTGAAAATTGTAAGTTTGATAACGGTATGTTAGATATAGACACTGAACAAAGTGTAACATTCCTTGGCCACGAGGAGCAAAAAGAAGAAAAGAATAGGAACAGAATAAAAGAACTGTTAGAAAGAAAAAAACAAAAAGAACAACAAGAATCTTAAAATAAATTATTAAATTTGAATTAAAATGGATATTTCGCAAAAAATATTAAGTGACATTACTGTCTTTATGAAATACGCTAAGTTTCAACCTGAATTGAACAGGAGAGAGACTTGGGAAGAGTTGGTAACACGTAACAAAGAGATGCACCAAAGAAAGTACCCACACATCAAAGATGAGATAGAAGAGGTATATAAAATGGTGTACGATAAAAAAGTATTACCTTCAATGAGGTCATTACAATTTGGTGGAAAACCGATTGAAATCTCACCAAACAGAGTTTACAACTGTGCATATATGCCAATCGATCATGTGGATGCATTTTCTGAAACAATGTTTTTACTTTTAGGTGGAACAGGAGTTGGGTACTCAGTTCAAAAACACCACGTTGAAAAACTACCAGAAATAAAAAAACCAAATCCTGAAAGAACAAGAAGATACCTTATTGGCGACTCTATTGAAGGATGGGCAGATGCTATTAAAGTATTAATGGAATCATACTTGGGATATAAATCATCAACACCTGTATTTGATTTTTCAGATATTAGACACAAAGGAGCAAACCTTGTAACATCAGGAGGAAAGGCTCCCGGACCTCAACCACTTAAAGATTGTATTCACCACATAACAAAAGTGTTGGATAACAAAAAAGATGGTGAAAGATTAACACCTATTGAAACACATGACATAGTTTGTCATATTGCAGATGCGGTACTTGCTGGTGGTATTAGAAGAGCTGCACTTATCTCATTATTTAGTGCAGATGATGAAGAAATGATTTCTTGTAAGTCAGGAAGTTGGTGGGAACAAAACGCACAAAGAGGTAGAGCAAATAACTCAGCAGTACTTCTTCGTCACAAAATCACAAAAGAATTCTTTATGGATCTTTGGAAACGTATTGAATTATCAGGAGCAGGTGAACCAGGAATTTATCTATCTAACGATAAAGATTGGGGAACAAACCCTTGTTGTGAAATCGCACTTCGCCCGTTCCAATTCTGTAACTTATGTGAGGTAAACGCATCTGATATTGAATCACAAGAAGACTTTGACGCAAGAGTTAAGGCAGCATCATTCATTGGTACACTACAAGCTGGATACACAGACTTCCATTATTTAAGAGATATTTGGAAAAGAACAACTGAAAAAGACGCACTTATCGGTGTAGGTATGACAGGTATTGGTTCAGGTGTCGTGTTGGGTTATGATATGAAAAGAGCCGCTAAGATGGTTAAAGAAGAAAACGAAAGAGTTGCAGGTCTTATTAAAATCAACAAATCAGCAAGAACAACAACGGTTAAACCATCAGGTACCTCATCATTGGTATTGGGAACATCATCAGGTATTCATGCTTGGCATAATGATTACTATTTAAGAAGAATCCGTGTTGGAAAAAATGAGTCAATCTATTCATACTTAGCAATTAATCATCCTGAATTAATTGAAGATGAATACTTTAGACCACACGATACTGCGGTAATTACTATCCCACAAAAATCACCTGAAGGATCAATCGTAAGACACGAATCAGTATTTCAGATGTTAGAGAGAGTTAAAAAAGTTTCACAAGAATGGATTAAACCTGGTCATAGAAACGGACAAAATACTCACAACGTATCAGCAACCGTTTCAATTAAAGAAGATGAGTGGGAATTAGTTGGTGATTGGATGTGGAATAATAGAGACTTCTATAACGGACTTTCAGTATTACCATACAACGGAGGGACATATACTCAAGCACCTTTTGAAGATTGTACAAAAGAAGACTTTGAAAGATTGGTTAAATCATTAACAGATGTCGATCTTACAAAAGTAATCGAGTTACAAGATAACACCGACCTTAGAGGTGAAGCTGCTTGTGCAGGTGGAGCTTGTGAAATTGTATAAGTCATGAAAGTACAATGGGGTAACGATATGACGCTAACATACCAAGTTATGTTGGCGTTTTATAATCTTAGAAAGAATAATTAAAATGAATGTAGGAGCATCAAAAGATTGGATACAACAACAATACGTTAGAGAGTTTGGACCAAAACTTCAACCAACGGAATTTTATTATGACAGTCAAGGAAGAATGGTTATGACAGAAGAATATCACAAAAGACGAGGTAGATGTTGTGGTAACGGATGTTTACATTGTCCATACGAACCTAAATTTGAAAGAGGTAATACAAACCTACAAGAAAAATCACTGAGTAATCGGTGATTTTTTTTTATTTATATAAAATAATACCACATTATATTTATTAAATATGGCAGATGGTATTACTTATGGTATTAATTTTCCTTTTAGACAAAGTCAGAAAGGAACATACTTAAATTTAACAGAAGAAACTGGTGATGAAATAAGAGCAAACTTAATCCATCTTCTTTTAACTAGAAAAGGTTATAGATATTATCTTCCTGATTTTGGAACGAGACTTTATGAATATATCTTTGAACCTTTAGATGGACAAACATTTGATACTATAAGGTCAGAAATTGAAGAATCAGTGGCTAAGTATATACCAAATTTAACAATAGAAAATATCACCATTGAACCTTATATTGAGACAGAAATATCATTAGGTGAGTTACCATCAGAACAATTTGATATTCCTGTATATCGAGTGCCAGGGGCTAACACAGAAGAATATACCGCAAAAGTGAAAATAGAATATACTGATGATAGTAGTGCTTTCGGATCAAGAGAGTTTGTAATTATAAATTTATAAAACTATGGCAAATAAAAAAATATCATACACAGAAAGAGATTTTGAAGGAATAAGGAGAGACCTGATAAATTTTACACAACAATATTACCCTGAACTTATTCAGAACTTTAACGATGCATCGGTATTTTCCGTATTAATGGATTTAAATGCTGCGGTTGCGGATAATTTAAATTATCATATTGATAGAAGTGTTCAAGAAACTGTTTTACAATACGCACAACAACGTTCTTCGGTATTTAATATTGCAAGGACTTATGGTTTAAAAATACCTGGGTATAGGCCGTCAGTTGCCGTTGTTGATATTTCTATCACTGTAGATGCGTTTGGTGCTAATGAAGATACTCGATATCTAGGTATTTTAAGAGCGGGAGCCCAATTTAATGGTGGTGGAACAACATTTGAAACTATATATGATATTGACTTCTCAAGTCAGTTCAATAGAGAAGGGTTTATTAATAGAACTAAAGTTCCCGTCTTTGATCAAGATAACAATCTAATAAATTATATTATTACTAAAAGAGAAGTTGTTGTAAATGGTACCACAAAAGTATTTAAAAGAGTTATAAACTCATCAGACGTTGCACCATTCTTTAACTTCTTTTTACCTGAAAAAAATGTTTTGGGGGTATCATCAATTATACAAAAAGACGGAACAACCTATACTAATACACCATCTTACAGTGATTTTAATGGTTCAAACGATAGATGGTATGAAGTTGATTCGTTGGTTGAAGACACTGTGTTTATTGAAGACCCAACTAAACCTATTGATTCTGCGGGGGTAAAAGTTGGTAAATATTTAAAAACGGATAATCGATTTATAACTGAATACACACCAGAAGGTTTCTTAAAGATACAATTTGGTGCGGCTACTACCACACCTGACGATCAATTAAGAAGTTTTACAAGAACAGGGGTACCATTAAATTTAGCTAATTACCAAAATAATATTGGTTTAGGTAAAACCGTTCAACCAAACACAACAATATTTGTTCAATATCGAGTTGGGGGTGGATTAGCATCAAATATAGGTGTTGGTGCAATTACACAAATAGGTACAGTTGATTTTGTAGTTAATGGGCCATCAGAACAAAAAAATATAAATGTAGTTCAATCTTTAGCAATTACCAATGTTACCGCAGCGATTGGGGGAGCCAATCAACCAACACTAGAAGAAGTTAGAAACATGGTTTCATTTAACTTTGCGGCACAAAAAAGAGCGGTAACAATTAATGATTACAAATCTTTAATTGATACTATGCCGGGGAATTTTGGTGCACCCGCAAAGGTTTCTATAAGCGAAACCGATAATAAAATTTCAATTAAAATTCTTTCTTATGATAGTTCAGGGGTCTTAACTCAAACTGTCTCTAACAATTTAAAAACAAACTTAGCAACATACCTTTCTAAATATAGAATGATTAATGATTATATATCTATAGAGGTTGCAAAGGTTATAGATTTAGAATTTGAAGTTTTTGTTGTTATTGATAACCCTGGAAGTCAAGCAGAAGTTATAACACAAATAATAAATAGTGTAAGTGATTATATGGCACCTCAAAATAGGGAGTTAGGTCAAAATGTTAATGTTGCCGATATAAAAAGAAATATACAAGATATTGGAGGAGTTAATACAATTACAGAGATACGAGTGTATAATAAAATTGGGGGACAGTATTCTTCTTCCGAAACCTCCCAAAGATATATAGATCCTGCTACAAAACAAATAGAATTAATAGATGAGACTATATATGCTGAACCCGATCAAATTTATCAAGTAAGGTTTTCAAATAAAGACATTAAAGTAAGAGTAAAGAATCTTTCTACAGTAGACTTCGGATAAGATTATTTATTTTGGTTTATTTAATCGTATTATAAAAATACGTAAAATAACTATTTATCACTAAAGAAGAATATGTCTAAAAGCTATAGATTTAGAACAAACTTAAACCAAGATAGAGAAGTAAGACTTAATATTGAACAAGATTTTGATATGATCGAAGTCTTGTCTTTAAAACTTAAACAATCTGACGTTTATACTCGTTTTTGTGCCGACTACGGTGTAGTTGCCGGTAGGGTAATTGCTAACGGAGGGTATGGCGTACCAAACGTTAACATTTCAATTTTTGTACCATTAACAGCGCAAGACGAATTGGATCCTGTAATTTCTACACTATACCCATATAAAAGAGTTGATCAAAAAAATGATGATGGTTATAGATATAATTTATTACCATATAAGTCTGAGTATGGTGGACACACACCTACAGGGACTTTTCCCGATATTCAAGATGTATTAGAAAGACAAGAAGTATTAGAGATATACGAGAAATATTACAAATACACAGTTAAAACTAATGAAAGTGGTGATTTTATGATTGTTGGTGTTCCTTTAGGGATGCAAGTCATAGTCATGGATATGGACGTATCAAATATTGGTTGTTTTTCTCTTAGACCATCAGACTTAGTAAGAATGGGGATGGGTGTAGAATCACAATTTGCTGGTTCTCAGTTTAGGTCATCAGAAAATATAGAATCTTTACCACAAATAGTTAATTTGAGTAAAGATATTGAGATTAGTTCTTTTTGGGGTGAAACAGATATCTGTAATGTTGGTATAACAAGAGTAGATTTTGATTTAAGAGAACAAGGAATTACAATAGAACCACAGGCGGTATTCATGGGATCTATGTTCTCAACTTCCGAAGAAGATGCTATGGGAACAAACTGTAAACCTAAATTTAATTCAGGAAATTTATGTGATTTAGTAAGTGCTCCTGGTAAAATTTTAGCAATTAGACAAACAATTTATACGGATAGTTTAGGGTTACCAATTTTAGAGGAATATAAATTACCTGAAGGTGGTAATGTAATAGATGGTGAAGGCACATGGTTAATAGAGGTACCTATGAACTTAGATTACGTATCAACGAATGAATTTGGAGAACAAGTCATATCTAATGACCCTAAAATTGGGGTACCAACAAAAGGAAAATACAGATTTAAAATACAGTATCAAAATGAGGGTGGAGTCAATTCACAAGTTATAAGAGCGGATTATTTAGTACCAAACATTAAAGAATATGGGTGGAGAAATCAAAACGGTGCTGCAGAAAACGGACCTACCGATTTAGACTTACAAAGAAATTCATACGCTTTTAGTACCGATTGGCAAGATTATGGTCAATTAGACCCTGTAACGAGTGGTTTTACTACTTTAGGTCAACAAATGGTTACAGAAGCAATAAATTGTGATGATAGATTTTTTGAGTTTAATTTTAATAGGGTATATACTGTAAGTAGTTTTATTGATAGATGGAAATGGGGTTATAATAGGGCCAGACATTTAGGAATAAAAGAGATAACAGATAGGACTTGTACAACAACAACAAATAGGTTACCGGTTAATGATGGGGTTAGAAACTTTGATTTAATATTTTTCTTATTTCAAATATTAATGATTTTATTTGCTGTTGTTTTTGTAATAATAATTGTAATTTATCACATTATTATTTTTTTATATCTAAAAATAATTGAAATAGTTAATGGGTTTATAAGATTTGCCAATAGGATAATATTAGGTGTTTGTAGGGCTATTAATAGAATAAAAGGTTGGTTAGGATGGAGCCAAGATAATTGCGAAGACAGAGTAATACCTGAAGTCCAACCAAGAACATTTCCTAGATTATTTTTACCAATGCAATCATATCCAGACTGTGAAGCATGTAATTGTGAAAATGTTCAAACAGCGATAGTTGATGCGGATAGAGAATTGACTTTAGATAGAATAAATCAGAGTGTTTTAGTAGATTGTAATAGTATTGAAAGCTGGTTATGGAAAGAAAGTGGAGAATGGTCAGTATTCCAATCATACTGTAGTTCATTTCCTGAAGGGTGTGATGTAACTGAAGACACATTTTACTATGCAATAAACCAAGGGTTTGCTGGTTTTTCAGGTCCACAAACGGAAGGTAGAGAAAAATTACAAAGAGTTCCGATCACAACATGGATGTCGCAAGACTCTAGAATTGGTGCACAATCATTTACCGTTTCATGGGCACAAATTTTAAATATGTTAAACTCAAGAGAAAGATATTTTGAAAATTTATCAGTAATAAAAACGACAGTAAAAAATAAGGATTTTAACAATATTGAACAAGTGTCTGATACGTTTACTGATCAACCATTTATTTTAGTTTGTGATAGTGGGACATTACAAAATATTGGTGGTAGTGGTAGTCTTTTAACCTTTAACGATTTAACCCAAATAAACGACCCTAATTTAACTGGGGCAACAATCAATCAGTTTAATAAAAAATCAGTCACAGGCACAACTACTTTTAATACCACCGCGCTAGTTCAAAAACAAGTAAAATATGCAAAAAATGATTATAATGTTGATCAAGAATTAACTGCCAATTTATTTTTAAAACTAACCGCTTCGACACAATCCTACAATTTTCCTGCGGGTACCGAATATTATCAAGTCATAACTGGTGGTACATTATCTAACTTTAAAAATTTACTAGTAGGTGAACCATGGGAGTCTTTTATATCGCAATATGTTTATACTGGAAGTATGAAATTTAGATGGGGTAAAGGTTGGGGTAGTAGTAGTAAATTTGGGGAAAACTTAAATAATATAACATATTCAGTAGATTACGATGTAATTAATTCTAATATTTTTTTAGGTGGTAAGTTTACTCAATACGGAACAAAAAATAATCAAAAAATAACAAAAATAGATTACAATAACGGTGCTTGGCAAAATAATTTTATAACTAATTCACTTAATAATGGGCTTTTAGGTGGTGACGTATTAAAAGTGTTAACAGATAGTAATGGGTCAGTCTATTTTGGTGGTAGTTTTAGTAGTTTTAGAAATAATAACAACCCAGCAACAACTAAAGTAGGTTTAGTTAAACTAACACCTACTGGTAGTATTGATGTAGGTTTTAATGTTGGTGTTGGATTTGATGCTATATCTAATACTACTAAAGTTGAAGATATAAAAAAACAATCATGGGATAATAGTATTATTGTTTGTGGAAACTTTTATAAATATAAGAATGTGGTTTTACCATTTAATAGACATAATATTGCAAGATTAGATAGCACAGGGACCATTGACTCGACTTTTCAACCACCTAGTTTTGCGACAAATGAAATAAAAAAATTAGAAATTGATCAAGATTCATCCAGCACCCACTACCAAAAAATTTATCTGACAAAATACGCAGAAACTTTTGGTAATCGAAAAGTGGTTAGATTAAATAGTGACGGAACTTTAGATAACACATTTCAAACGCCATTTGATAATACATATTCACCGTATGTTAGTGCAATATCTTTAGATGGGAATGGTAAAATTTTAATAGGTTTGACTGGTACTATGACTATTGGAGGAACATCATATAACGGAGTTTTGAGACTAAATGATGACGGTTCATTAGATACCTCATTCACTGTCGGTAATTTAGGAGGATCCGGTTCAATTTCTATTAAATCAATATACGTAAATGTAGATGGTTCTATACTTGTTGGTGGTTATTTTACCACGTATAATGGAATAAATAGGTCTGGCATTGTGAGACTATTTGGTGACGGTACTTTAGATGGTACATTTGACGCAGGCACTATATCACCATCAGGTCCGGCAGTTGTTTACGACATCAAAGTAACACCTGATTATAGAATTTTAATAGTTGGAAGTTTTAGTACTGTAAATTTAGGGGTGTCGAATATGAGACTTTTAAATTCAGACGGGACAATTTACACGGCGTTTAATTTTAGTGTAGTAAATCCCTTACCACTAACGACATGGAGGCCCGTTGCTAGAGGGTATAATGTTTATGTTGAACAAGTCTTCAACGATTTTAATAAATCAGAATTAATTATTCTAACAAGAGGAGTCGATCCATATACGACAAAACAAACCATAGAATATGATATTTCAAGATTATTTAATGCTAATGACGGAACATACAAAGTTAAAGGTGAATATTATTTAAATATACCAATACAAAAAAACTCAACTAATTTAACGGATACTTGGAGTATTCCTGGTGTAAATCAAGCAACATGGAGACAAGATCATCGAACACCCGTAAGTCATGATATTGAATTTAATACTGATCCAAGACTCTATCATAGTACTTTTAATTCATTCAATATTCCATCAGCAAAGTGGTCGGCATTTACAAATAATTCAGTAAAATATTATACATCTACAGATAAGTCTAGAGTAAATCATATTGCCTTTCCTAACGACCAATTTAATATTGGTAGTTTTTCAAATAATGGTTTTTATTGTCCTGTAAGTTATCTTGGAACTGCCGGTTCTTCTACTTTAGGGTTTAGTTGGACTATGGGGGATCCTGACACTATTATCGACCCGTTAGACCCTTTATATGTTAACAATGTAACATATGACCAAGGAAGGATTGAAGGTATTTCATTTATAGGTTCTAACATAATACCTGGAGAAATGATTGATATTCTTAATCCTAATAATTTTGCAAGAGTATATGCACCATCGTACCATTTAGAAAATACCCAAGATGTACAAATGTTGAACAGACAAAGATTAGTTTTACGGAGCGATCGTTTACCTGTATCATCTAACCCCACAGTTGTTGGTAACACATCATTACCTTTATTTTTAAACGATACTTTCTATATCGCAAGTATTACCTCAACTGGTGATGTTGAAGAACTTAATGTTACAATAAATCAAGATATAAGTAATGCTAATACGCAAGATTTTTCAGGGGACACCCAGAGCGCTGTTTCAGATGCTATTATTAATAGTTTGAGTTGTGAGGGATTAACGTTGTTATCTTGTTATAGTGGTACTGGTGCTGATTTTGGTGTTGTTAAACCATGTCCGGCAAATCAGGATAGTAGTTTAACAACACAAAGAGTTATTGGTGGTTGTTATTATTTTGTACAAGCACCTTATGCTACGGCAACATCAATAAATAATGACATAACAAACTTTACCGAATGGAGAGCAAGATTTACTTTGGTTTTTGCTGCGTGTAGAGGGGTTATCGGCCACGTATTCCAAAATAATTGGGTTAACGGTACTTTATATTCTTTTGGTTTTAAAAAGAAAAATATTTTTGATTCTCAGGGAAATTTAAAAAAATATTCATACTGTGGTTCCGTTGACGGGTTAGTAAACCCAATCAGGCAATATCAAGGACCGATTTATTTCGATGATACTAAAAATACTTTTTTATATAGGTCTACACCATACGAATACCAAACAAACCAATTTATTGGTCAAAAACCAAGATACAGAGAATTTTTTGGTCTTGGGTTATGGATAAACGCTAATTATGATGGTTTAAATAAAAGAAACATTTATTACCCAACAACATTAATGGATTTGGGCCCAAGAGACGAATTTGCAAAAGAGATATGTTTTAACCCCCAATTAGACGGTTATTTAGTTGAGACCTTACAAAGTACTTCATTTAATGATACAAGTGATGTTTTATTATTTTTTATTTTATCTAGACTTTTAAACAGCGATTTAGGTAATTTATTAACTGCGGGGAATAGACAATTAAATGCGTTATTTAGTAGGTCTGAAGATAGGTTAGATGGTGATGCAACACAATTATTTAGCATAAATTCAGAGTACGGAATTGTACCATTTAATGATGATAACTATAATGATGACGATGTTTTTCTTTTTAGTGCTGTTAATTCTGAAGGAGTCTCAGGACCAACCATTGGTTTATATTTTTCATCGAATACACAAAATAGGATTCTTTTAACTCCAGGAATACAAACATACGGAACTGTATTGCAAAATAACGGTTACCCAAAAACACAAGTTGTGCCTATGTATAAATGGAAATATGATACAACATCTAATATGTTTGGTAGCGAACTAAATGATTGGGATACTGATTTAGAAAACGGAGGTTTCTATCAGACACCGTACCAAAAAATGAAACTCGATACTACTGATTATTTTCAACCACAAAATGGTACAGGACCCTTCAACGGAGCAACTGGATATATAATCAATTATGATAGTAACGGAAATTTTAATCAAAATATTTTAGAGTTCCCACCCAATCAATCAAGTAACTTTATTGTCGGAGCCCCATATCATTTTTATTTTGGATTAGGTAAAGGTAAAACGGCCATTAATAGATATATAACTAAATACATTATAGGGTAATAATGAGAAAACAGGATGATATAAGAATTGTTTTAGGTAATAAAAGATATGCCGGTGCTTCAAACCAACCTGTACAAATACAATTACCATTGAAGGGTGATAGTAGAAATTTTATACAGGGGGATCGGACGACTTTAGTTGATTTACAAGATATATTTGAAAAAGAAAGACAGAAATCAACAACTTTTAGAATTGCTGGTAAAATCGTAAACATATTTAATAATAGTGTTTCAGGTAGAACTAACTACAGTCCTTTCAAAAACAGTTTATATTATATAAACCCACAAGAATCTATTTCTACCGGTGTTTGGCAAGGATACCCACCATATCAAGAATTTGAATTTATTAGAGAAAGTATGATTGAAAACCATGTGCCCTTTGTCTCTAAAAGCTCAACAACTTATAATTGGTCTATATATACATCATATGCCTTTAGTAGTACAACCGCTCAAACCATGTCGTACACAAGTGAAAAATTTAATGTAACAAATACTAACTTTCAAGTACATGAGGGTATCCCATTTGTAATAGATACGGGAACATTTAATGGTAAAGATTTGGTTTATTTTTATTGTGCGACTAGTCATAACCTAACACCTGGACAATACGTAAAACTTAATATTACGATAAATAATAAAAACGTTTTCCAAGTATATGACGTTGGTGATGGGACATACGGAACAGAAAAAAATGTTTTTTCAATATACGATTTAAAATTCGACCCAAATGACATAATAACGGGAACATATGGTAACTTTAAAAGAATTATAACTTTGGCGAATAGTGGTGAAAGCGAATCTAGATACTATATTAGATTACATAAAATACTGTCATCACAAGACGAAACATTTCTTACAAAAATGGCTTTTGAGAATAATCCATTTCCTGTAGAAAAAAAATTAGAGTATTCAGCATTAACACCAAACAATGTACAAAGAGTTTCAGTTAAAGACGGACGACAATCTTATGGATTTACAATTAATAAAGATCTTAGTGTTGAAAATTTAATAGATAATAATGGTAAACCAATAACTGAATTTTTTATAACAATAATAAATAAAGGTTATGGTGGTTGGTTTAATAAACCAGCGTTAAACAGTTCAAGTGCTATCGATATTGGTTGGAAGTTTAACTTTACAAAAGACGTGAATAATCAATGGTGGAAACACGATTCCTCGGTAAATAAAGATAACATTCCATTTAATACGTACCAAATAGGTGGACAAGGATTTTTTTATAACCAAACCCCAAACATTGGTGATATAGTAAAAGGTGATTTTTGTGAATATAACAACATAGAACAAAAAGAATATGTTTTATCAGATATTCATCATAAGTATAGTTTTAATACGAATCTTTTTTCTAATAGTCAGTTAAACCAAAACGTAGTAACTATTGGTGGTGGTTTTGGTGGTGGTATTAGTTTAAATTTTGGTAATTTATTTAACGATCCCGAAATACCTGAAGGTTATATTTATAAACCACACTACTCAGTTCCTATAAGAGTCTTTAGTGATTATATAGAAAGTACTGGTTTGGAACAAGTAAGTGATGCCCCATTTTATTCGTACTACTCAAATGAAACCCAACAATTTATATGGAGAGATTTATATACTTATGGGTATATTGATAGTGATGGTATCGGAATTAATCATCCCTTTATTAATGGTGCACATTACCCATTTAAAGAGATTATATTTTTACAATACCCTATAGCTAGAAGTTCAAACGGTATGGTAGGAGACATAACAATAATAAATCAACCAACAAACGATAACTGTGAATAATAACTATTTTAGAAAAATTCAAACAGTTAATGAGCAATACATTAACATTCCGGTCGAGATAAAATTTGATATGGAAGGTAGAGAAGACCTTATTAATGAATGGGAAAATGATGTTATTGAAGAAATTATCAATCCAATTAATGATTTTGAAATTACAAAATTTGCTCACAAAGAATATTATGTAAATAATGTAATGAGAACTGATATAAATTATGAGTTTTTTTTCTTTGACTATCTTATTACACCATCCGCAGCAACTATTACTAATTGGGTTTCAGATTATGAAAATACATCTTTTACTGATACAGAAATTTATTATTTTGCAAACTCATTTAAAGGAAGTTTTTTTAAGTTAGATTTTTATGATTCTAATATTACCGAAAGTCAAACAATATATCTTAGCGTCATTATACCAACACAACAAGGACTAAAAGAACCAGGAACAATAGGGCCACCATTAAATCAAACACAGGTTGAGGTTAAAAAACCAAAATTTTTATTAGATTATTCAGGGGCAGATAAAGAAGGTTTTTTCATTTATTGGTTAAAAGATAGGTCTTATGTTGATATAACTGAATTTTATGTTAGTGCTAAGTTTTTTAACGCAAAAAAAGGACAATTTATTAGATTGATTAACACACCACAATCAACCTTTAATGGGTTGAATAAATTTAATATAGATAAGAGTGAATACTTTTATTACAAATACCAATTAAATTATCAAACAAATCAATATGAGGTTTATGAGTATGATAATGGTGTTGGTAATTTACAAAGAATAGGAACAACAAGTCCGATAAAATGGTATGAATATGTAAACCCATAATGGAATCAGAAAAAACTAATTATATTATATCTCCTGAAGTTTTGAATAGAGACATATTCGACTTGAATTATGATGGTAATGCCTTTGGGATATATTCAGGAATGACTCAAGTATTAACAAGTGGGGTGGATGGTAGTTCTTTACTTACGGGATTAACTATCCCTATTTTATTAACAAATACATTTAATGATTTAGGGTTTTACGACGAATTTGATGGGTTTATAGACCAACAAGATACCATCAATAATTTTTACATTTCAGGAAATTCAATACAACCATACCAAATAACAATTTATAATACTGCCGGTTTTGGTGTAAACAATTATTTGGCTCTTTCAAATTATTCAATCGATTGGGGTGATGGGTCTAACACAAGTACTGTGAATATAAAAGAGAATACACAAGTTCATACTTATTCACAAGTACCCCAAGAGTATTCAATAAAAATGACTCAAAATAATATTTGGGGGACTACTGAAATTATTAAAAAAATAACATTACCTTTTACTGGTGTAACAGTAGATAATCAATTAGGTACGGTTACTTTTACGCAACAAGGAGGTAATTGGTCAGGAATACCAATAAATTATAACTACATTTTCACTGGTGACAGTAATAATGATGTAAACGCACATTATTCGAGTAACTACACACAAGTTCCTTTTGTTGTTTCAGGTTTTACAAATTCTAGGTTAAATACTTTAAGAAGGTGGGGGCCACAAGCATTTACCGTAGGTTATATTATGAATTTAGGTGCACAATCTATTGGTTATGTGGATGAAATAACTTCAGAATATACCGCATATACTATTAATAATATTTCATATTTCGACTTGAACAATAGTAAAACAATATACTTTGTAAATTCATCTGGTTTTACACCATCAAATTTAATAGCATCAGGTTTAACTAAAAATGAATTACTTTTAGATTTTGTTTTTGACCCTGAAATAAGATCTGATGTGTATGTTGAGAGAGGTAAATATTCAGGGTATGAACAATTACAAAGACTAGGTGAAGTTGATAATATGGGTGATTTAGTAAGATACGGATATGGATTTTTCAAAATAAACACAGTATAAAAACCTCAATAAACTCTATTTATAAATAAAAAATTATGGCATTAGGTTCATATGGTATTGTAAGACCGGCAGATGTATCACCACAAGACGTGGAGATAATCTTAAACTATACACCATCAAGGGATGTAACAAACGAGTTTGTGTTAAAAAAATTAGATGCAGCAAGTGTTTTAACACCATATTTTCACAATAATAATACAGGTGGTAATGCTAACGTAGAAATTTTGGGAGGACTTTACAATTTAAAATTACCAGCAACTGAGTTCAATAAACTTGGTATTTATACCCTTTACATAAGACCTGCAGAAATAAGAATGACCATTGAAGATTGTGGTGTTTTATCTGCATTACCAACAATTAAAGGTATTATTTTAAATAAAAATGAAGTTCCACAAGAATTTAGAAACAAGTTTACAAATCAAGGTTTGGTTGGTTATAGAATTGAGTATTTAAACTCCGACGGAACAAAGATACCAAACTTTTTTAGAATAGTCACTTCATCATTTTTTTGTGAACCGATTATTACCGATCAAGTTAATACTTCACAAAAAGTCATTAGATATAGGTATTTAGAAAATGCTAGTGATTTATTGTTTTTAACACTTTCACCATCATCTGCGCCTACAAATAAACCAAACGCAACACCTTTTATTGGTCAACCAAATCAAAGTATAATTATAACAAATACTTTCTTTAATCCGATTACTTTAGACATTCAAATGGCCGAACACGATATAGACACACTGGCAATTGCTCTTTATGGTAATCAGACAAAAAGTATGGAAGATGGTATATACACATTATATGATAGTGCAAATAATATCTATAAACAGTATAACCTATTTGAGGTTAGGGATAACTTTAATGAATTACTTTATGAAGTAAGACAAGATAGAGGAACTAACATAGACTTTAGTAAAAACTTTACAAATATTATTAGTTAATGGCAAAAACTAAATTTATATGTCCACCACCGGCCGCAGTAGGTACGAGTACATTTTCTGACAACTTAGTAGGATTACAATTAGTCGGAGGAGGAGGACTTACGCTAGGTAATTTTCAGTTTACCACTGCAATAGGAGGAAAAAACGATAGAAGTTTTACTACGGGAGTTTTTTCAGATCCATTTAATTTAGAGACACTTAAAATCCCTACAATAGAACAAGCTAAACTCTTAGTTCAAAAAAACTTTCAAGTTTATCCTAACTTTGACCTTTCTCAAATCACTAGTTTTTCATTGTATGGTTCGTTACAAAAAAGACTATCTACGTCTATTACAAAAATTATAAATTATTTTCCAGCGGCAATACAGGTTAATTCAAGGAACTTAATATTACAAACAGGAAATACTGCATATAATATTGTTTATGACACAACAGAAGATGAGACAACATTTGATGTTCCCGTTTATCTTTTTAACAATCCATTTGATATTGATTACTCAGTAAATGCTGCGATTAATATACAAAATAGACCTATGAAAGTTTCTAAGTATAGAAATTTGACTAGTAACTTTGAAAGTTATGCTCTTTACCTTAGTAATCTAAATACGGAATACCAAATGGTGGACTTTGACGCTTCTAACAGTTTAACTGGTGGGACTATAACAGTAACAGTTAAAGGTAGACCATTCACATCAACTACAACGACCTCAACATTTTTGTTGAAACCAAATAGTATTATAACAGAGCAAATATTTAAAGATGATTTTGATGAGGTAGAAGACTTTCTTTTAAATAGAGAAAAAACCCCAATATACACAACAACTTTTAAATATCCCGATTATGATTCTAATGGTGATTATGTTATGTTTGTTAAAGACATAACATGGCCTTTAGACGGTTTTTGGAATTTAGATATACGTACAAATGCTTTCGATAGTTATCTTCAAAAGATAAATGATATTGCCGAAAAATTAGATGAATATAAAACAAATCTTTTAAGTAGATTTTTAATTTCAGGTTCTATAAAAGAGTTTGATACTCCAGATCAAAAGGTTGAAAAAGTTTTACAACTTTATGGTAGAAGTTTTGATGAAGTTAAAAAGTTTATTGATTCTTTATCGTTTATGACTTCTGTTAATTATAGAATTGGTAACGATATACCATCACAACTTTTACAAAATTTAGCACAAACTTTAGGAATAAATACTAACATTTCACCAATAACAAATGATGGGCTTTTAGAAACATTATTTACAACAACAAATCAAATAATATATCCAGGGCAATCAAAACAAGAAACACCTGCAGAACTAAACTATCAATATTACAGAAATATTATTTTAAATGCAGCAACACTTTTTAGATCAAAAGGAACAAGAAAATCAATAGAATATATTTTAAGAATGGTTGGTGCCCCTGAGGCTTTGATAGAATTTAATGAATATATATACATTGCCGATCAAAAAATTTCAGTTGACGATTTTTATGGTCAATATGCAGAATTTTCAGGAGGGACTCAATATGTATCCCAACCATCTTATTTAACAACAGATTTATTTAAAATACAAGGGATACAATATACTGGATTTACAACGACGGGGGTTTTAAGACAAACTAATTTGGATTTAATTTACTATCCAATAAACCTAAATAATGGTTACCCAGAAAGTCCTGTTTATACCGACGATTATTTTTATCAAAAAGGTGCTGGTTGGTTTGAAGTAACACCTGACCACAGATCTTCTGAGGTTATTAATACAGAGTTATCTAATTTTAATGTGGTTCCAGCAATTATTAAGACATCTTTAAAACCATTCACATATGGTGAAGAATATCTTAATAGATATAGGCAATTTCCATTTATGTCTTTAGGGTACGGTTTAACTAAAACAATCGATAATAAAAAATCTTGGGTTACAACAGAAAACGGTATTAGATCTAGTGAACAACCATTATCACAAACAAAATATTATATAGAAGATGAAAGGTTAGCTTTGAATGTAAAAAACATGGAAGTCTATTTAAATATGGGACAAGGTATAACATACGATATTTGGAGGATGTCCGCAACATACGGTTACCCAATACCAAATTCAGGATTGACCGCACCATATCCATCACCTGGACTTAATGATTGGACAGTAATAAATCCAAAACCAAATAAAAAAACATTTGCTGAATTTGCTCAAACATTTTATAATAATTTAATAAATGTAAGAAATAGACAAACAATTTCAGATGGTAAAACAGGAGGATATCCTGCTTTACAATCGATTTTTTGGAAATATCTTCAAACAGAAGAAACAGTTAACATCCCTTCTAATAAATTTACCTATCAAAAAATGATTGATTTTACTTTGGGTATAGGTGATTATTGGGTTAGACTTTTAGAACAATTTGTTCCGGCTACGACTATTTGGAATACAGGGCAAAAAATGGACAATTCAATTTTTCACAGACAAAAATTTGTTTGGAGAAGACAAAGAAGTTGTGAAATTATTGCTTTATCTTGTATTCCTTGTGAATATAACGGAGAACCTTTTCTTTATGATTGTATAGATCAAACAACTACTTGTCCACTACCTGTTTTTAATCCTGCCACTGTTTTAAACACTAAAGTTAACGATATAATTAGTTCACAAGGGTATACCCCAAATCAATGTAATACAAATACAATTATATCTACATGGAGTGTTATTGTAAAAATGAAAAATTTACTTACAACTGTTGAGGAGTTATTATTAGACCAAGAGTTTTTTACTGGTTACGGGCAGAGTGCTGTGGATATTAATACGGGAATACCTTTAAGTTATTCTGATATTTTAAATTATATAGACGATGAATTAATCTATTTATATGAGAATGGATTGAATTATTATATAAGTGGTGGAGAATTAATTGTGAGTAACAGTACTTGTTACGATGATTTCACCAATAAACGACTAATTATTAAAATTGGTCTAGACGTTCAAATTAACTGTGGGTAATGGCGTGTATTTCGGGTTATACTAATGATGTTTATTATAGTTATTTCGATTGTTGTGGAAACATACAAACAGGAATCGGACCTCTATATCAACCAGTTTGTGCGGATCAGGCACTTTCAGGATCTGCGGTAGGGGTTTATTTAGACCCTTTATCTGCATGTACAGAAGATTGTAATACGGGATCTTTAAGTTATAATTTTACAACAAATGGAAATTGTGGTACATTTTCTGCCGGTACCGTTACAATAAATGTATATGGTGGTAGTCCTGGTTATACTATAGATAATGTAGTTCCTGGTGGTTTATCTGCTAAGACATTCACATCCCAAGTATCGTATACAGGATTAACTGGGGGGACTTATGTTTTTAGAATTAATGATAGCCAAGGATTCCAAAATAATGAGGTATATTTTAATGTTATTATATCTGATTGTTTTGAAACATCGTTATATAATGTTAATGGTACTAATTGCGGACAAGATAATGGATCTTTTACTGTTAGTGCTAATACAACGGTTTCGCCATTTAAAATTGTGGTTAATAAAGATGGGTTATTTCATGACTTATATGAAGCAAATACATTACCTTTCTTAGTTTCTGGTTTAGATAATGGAATCTATGATGTTTTGGTTTATGATTATGGATTTACAACTGCAAAGACTGAAAATGCGGTTATAAGTGCTAGTACAGGTATTGACTATGGTTTTTGGGTTGTAAATGCTGCTAACTGTGTAACAAACACAGGTAAAGCGGCGGTCACAGGAACAACAGGTGTAGGACCATATACTTATTTATGGTCTGATGGACAAACTAGTCAATTAGCAACAGGACTAACTCAGGGGGTTTATTCGGTACAAGTCACAGACTTTTATGGGTGTACAACACAAAAAGAAGTTTTAATTGGACAAGCATTACCATTAACTGTTGGTCTTACAACAACCGTTAACCCTACTTGTTCAGTTAATAATGGGTCATTTACAACAACACTTGTTGGCGGAACTGCTCCCTTTTATTACGAATTAAATAATGGACTCAATGGATATACATTATCAAATACATTCACAGTAAATAATTTAAATGCAGGTACATACACCGTATCAATTAGAGATGCTAATTTTTGTCCTTTAGATACTATTGTATATTTAGTACCACAAGGTGGGGTTTATAACGTATCAAACGTTGTAACAAACTCACAGTGTAATCAAAATTCAGGAGTAATATTAACTACATTTAATGCACCATATGCTGCTAGTTACTCATTAGGTTTAACCGGGCAAACCACTAACGAAATAAGAAACGTTAATACACCAAATCAAAATTATACATTTTCTAATTTACCAAACGATACTTACACCTTACAAATTTTAGGTCAAAACAATACTTGTTCATATGTTGATACTGTGGTTGTTTCGTCACAAGAAAAGTTTAGTGTTAACATATCCACGACAGGAGCCACTTGCGGATCACCAAATGGGAATGCAATAGTAAACGTAGGAACTGGATATACTAATTGGAACGCAAATGGTGTGTTAGATTATGTACTTAGTAATGGTCAACAAGTTTTTAACATAGAAAATACAACATTGCCTTATGATAATTTATCACCTGGACAATACACACTAACAGTAACAGATGAGAGTAATTGTTCAGTCACAAAAAGTTTTTTAATAACTGACGGAGGCATTTTAAATAGTGTTTTATTATCTAATAATTGTGTTTTAGGTAATGATGGTACCGCTTCTGTTATAATTTTTGATGGAGAACCAACATTTACTTATAATTGGTCACCTAATGTTCCTATGGCCCAAACAGGATCAACTGTTTCAGGGCTTTCAGGTGGTAGTTACTACGTTACAGTAGTTGATAGTGATGGATGTACTAATTATCATAATTTTACAATAAATTGCTCTACATCGTTAGTTACTGGACAAACCACTTACGATTTATGTGAGTCTAATTTTATAACTAATTATGCTGTTAAAAGGGGCATAAATGAAATGATAAACGAGGGTTATATTGATTTAACAACAGGATACACTGGATGTATCTTAAACTCGGTTAATCTATCCTGTGTGATAACTATAAATGGAAGTGCATATACACAAACTTTTATAATAACAAATGATACCACTTGGAAACAAACAATAGAAACAATACTTTCAAGTATACCTGAAGTCGGTAGTTATAATGTTGATTTGTTAAATAATAAACTAACAATAAAATCAAATTGTTCTACAGGACAGATAGACCCAATAGGGGAAACTGAATTTAAATTAGAATTAGAAGTTGAATATGATATTAGTTGTTTAGAAGATATTTCACAAAACATATGTTTTGATGTTGAAATTGATGGATTCGGTGGACCATACTCTTGTAGTTATGGTCATTCAGGTAAGTTTAATGGTCGACCATATTATGAACTAAGAGATAGTACATGTAACAATACACTACCAGTTTATGTTTGGTGGAACCAAACAAATAACAGATGGGAATTATCACAAAGTTATTTAGGTAATCCTAATTATATTAGATACATAGATTACCAAGGACACTACCCTATTTCCGCTACCCAATGGTCAGGGACTAATACTTCATTTATTATAAATTCATCAATTTTAGGACCTTGTCCTACGCCTGGACCAACTCCGACTCCGAGCCCAACTCCGACTCCGAGCCCAACTCCGACTCCGAGCCCAACTCCGACTCCGAGCCCAACTCCGACTCCAACCCCAACTCCGACAACTGTTAATTTTAGATGGTTTAATAATGGGTTTTTCTCATATTACTCAAGTGATTTTTCTGTTTGTTCAGCAACTGGTTGCGGACTATCAATTTATACGGCAACACCAACCATAACAGTTGGAACAATATTATATTATGATAGTGCATTAACAAATCCTGTGGTTGGTTTTAATGTTGGAGCGGCAAATGGAGGGTTCGGTAGATGTTATTTATCAAATGATTGCCCAATAGTTGGTAGTAGGTATGTTGCACAAGTTAATGGTTCAGGTCAAGTAGTTAATGTTTATCAGTGTTAAAATATGGCATATTCAATAGATATATCAAATATTGTTGGAGGGACTGCACCAATTACTTTTTATGCTTGTGATGAAAATGGAAATAATTGTACACTATTAGGTACATCTCCTGGTGTTTATATTTTACCAACATTGATTCAAACGGCAACCACTTTTATGGTAAAATCAGTAGACAATACAGGGTGTATATATTTTAAAATAATAAGTTGTGCGCCTGAAGAAACTTATTACATTTTAACTGAATTAGGTGATTTACTCACAACTGAAGATGGTGATACCTTAGAGTTTTTATAAGTTCAATATTTATTTATATGATAATACAAATCACAGGAGATACAGGCGGAGTTGAACCTTACGACATATTTTTATGTGACCCTACAAATACATCATGTTTTTATGTTTCAGGACTCACCAACATTCCTGCTACCGTTGAAATCGATACAGATAATTACTTTCCTAACGAGACTGTTTTATACATTAGGATAATAGATATTAATGGTTGTTTATATTCAAAAGAGATTGATTGTGAGGGTCAAAAGGCTTTCCAAGATTTGATATTCTTCAATTTTATGGATGGAGTCGGGTATTATTTTCAATAATGAATATTTATAAAATAAAGTATGCCAACATATCAATTACTTACAGACAGAACCTTAGCTCATTCTTCGGCAATTACGCCGACAACACTTATCCATATTGTATACACAGGTGATCCATCTCAGAATCTTGCTGGTTCATCATATAAAGCAGAATTAGGCCAACTTGCCGGACTATTTAGTGGGTCAACTTTCAGTGGAGGTTCAGGAAATTGTATTGCTGATTTATACGTAACAAACATACATGGATGTTCACCTATAACAATATATGATTCTATTAAATCACCCGGATCAACAGTAACAAATCAAGAGTTAGCATTTTCGTATGGTATTAGAACATCTGCAACAACAAGTGCTAGTACCGCACTAAATTATGAAACAAGAGCATCGGGGATTGGTTCATTGGCACAAGGGGCAAACACTTGGGCATCAAATACCGCTTCACATGCGGAAGGTGCGTATACAATTGCGTCGGGGGTTGGTTCACATGCCGAAGGTGGTTATAATATTGGATCGACAATTTATTCAGGTGGTACCGCATCGGGCAGAGGTTCACATGCCGAAGGAGCCTTTACAATCGCCAGTGGTGATGGTTCTCATGCCGAAGGAGTCGCCACTTTGGCTTCAGGTAGGGGTTCTCATGCTGAGGGTGGTTATTATGATGGTGGTGTTTTTTCAGGTGGTACGGCAATTGGTAGAAGTTCACATGCTGAAGGTTTATTAACAACATCAGAAGGTACTGGCTCACATGCTGAGGGTAGATTCACATTATCATATGGTGCTGGATCACATGCCGAAGGATCGGGAACAACATCTTTTGGGCAATACTCACATTCCGAAGGTAAAGGAACCTATGCTAGCGGTAACTTCCAAAGCGTTGTTGGACAGTTTAATTCAACAGGAGATACAACAGAAGGTGCATTCATGATTGGTAATGGTTCTGATAATGTAAACAGAAGTAATTTACTATTTGCTGCAGGGAATGAGGTTAATGTTTCAGGAAAAACAACAACAACAAATTTAGAAGTAACGTCAGGAGCAACCGTAAGAGGTAATGTATTATTAAACACTTTATCTGGGAATACCGGAATTGGAACTATATCACCACTCACTAAATTAGATATTGCGGCATTTAACACAACAACTGCGGTAAATAATACTTTAAGATTTACCGACACGGATACGGTTGCTGGTGCACAGTTTAACGGAAAAATTGAATTTTATAGTAGTGATACTGATGGTGTTGGTGTTAAAAGTTACATTGGTGGTATTATTAATGCTTTATCAGAAGGGTCTTTGATTTTTGCAACAACAGGAACAACAGGGTCTTTGAGTGGAGGAACGATTGTTGGTGAAAGAATGAGAATTGATAGTAATGGTAACGTTGGTATTGGAACGTCAAACCCATCATCGATATTACACGTTAATTCAGGTGATTTTGTTATTGACGATATTGCATTTAGGGCGGTGAATAATGAACCAGTACCTAAGGGTGTGTTTATAATTCCTACGGCCGATAATGGTTCATATAATTTTAATACAATTTCAGGTGATACGGTTATAACGGCTACTGGAGGTAGAAGTTTAGTGATTGGTGCTGGCGGTGTAGGATCAGGATTTAGATTTAGCGGAACCCCAACCCCAACACCAACATCAGCAATAATAACCACAGGAGCTAAATTGGGTATAGGGGCTGCCTTTTACGTCTCATCGGAACAACCATCAACAGGTATAGATGTGGATAGTAATGGTAGGTTTAGGGCTATAGGATCCACCGCATCTGCTGGGGCACTTCACTATAGTTCCGATGGTACTTTAACAACAAATACATCAGATATTAGATTAAAAGAAAAAATAGAACCACTTACAAATTCTTTAGAAAAAATATTACAATTAAGTGGGATTACTTATAATTGGATTGGTATTGAAGGTAAAAGAATTGGGTTTATTGCTCAAGAAGTTGAAAAAGTAATACCGGAATTAGTCTTTACCAATAATAACACTGAAGATGAAATCAAAGGTATCCACCAAGATAATTTAACTGCAGTTTTAGTTGAGGCGATTAAAGAACAACAAAAAATTATTGAGGAGTTAAAGATAAGAATTAGTAATTTAGAATCTTAATTTATATTTACAAAATATTTTCAAAAATCTATTTTTAGGTTATGAAAATATTCATTCAAATAGCCTCTTATAGGGATCCAGAACTTATCCCTACCATTAATTCTTGTTTAGAAAATGCTAAATATCCCGAGAATTTAGTATTTGGTATTTGTAATCAATACAACCCAAAAGACGATTTCAACATTGGTGAATTTGAAAATGATAAAAGATTTAAAATTTTAAACATACCATATAGTGAATCAAAAGGAGTTTGTTGGGCTCGTAATCAAGTACAACAACTTTATGATGAAGAGGATTATACCTTACAAATTGATTCCCATATGCGTTTTGAAAAAGATTGGGACGAGACATTAATTGGTATGATAAAGCAACTTCAAGATATAGGAATTCCAAAACCTTTATTAACGGGATATGTTTCATCTTACGACCCAAATAATGATCCCGAAGGTAGAGTTAGAGTTCCTTGGCAAATGGCTTTTGATAAATTTATACCTGAAGGGGCCGTATTTTTTCTTCCCGAAACAATACCAAACTGGCAAGATATTGATTTACCCGTACCTGCAAGATTTTATTCTGCCCATTTTTGTTTTACTTTAGGTTGTTTTGCAAAAGAAGTTCAACACAATCCTGACTTTTATTTTCACGGAGAAGAAATATCAATCACTGTTAGGTCTTTTACACACGGTTATGATTTATTTCACCCTCACCGCGTTGTTTTATGGCACGAATACACTAGAAATGGTAGAGTAAAACAGTGGGACGACGATAAAGAGTGGTGGAAATTAAATGAAAAATCACATTTATTAAATAGAAGATTATTTGGGATGGACGGAGAACACCAAGAAGGTCATGATGGTAAATATGGGTTAGGTAATTTAAGAACTTTAAGAGATTACGAAAAATATGCAGGATTACTTTTTGAAAAAAGGGCAGTACAAGATTATACGATACAAAAACATTACCCACCAAACCCCGATTTTAATACAGAACAAGAATGGTTGAATAGTTTTACCAAAAATTTTACACATTGTATTAATTTAGATTTTAATGAGTTTAAAGAAGAGGATTATGATTTTTGGGCCATTACTTTCCACGATGAAAATGGAAATGAAATTTATAGAAAAGATTGTACCGAACAAGAAATAAAAAATTATTTAAGTGTTAAGTTTATTAATATTTGTAGAAATTTTTTAGTAACAAACAACCCAAAAAGTTGGTCAGTTTGGGTTCATTCTAAATCTAAAGAATGGATAAAACAATATACTGGAAATATATGATTAAAAATTCGGTTATTGTAACAGCTCTTTTTGATATTGGAAGAGATACGTGGTCAAATTATCAACAATCATACGTAACATATCTTTATTGGATGAATAATATATTAAATATTGATTCTCATTTTATAATTTTTACAGAAGAAAAATTTGTAGAGACTATATTACAAAGTAGAAGAACTATTGACCCAAGTTTAGAAAAAACTAAAATAGTTGTAGAAAAATTTGAAAATTTAAAATCATATAAAAAATATTTTAATAAATTAAAAAATATTATGGATTCTGAAGATTTTCAAAAAAAAATACATTTTAGAGTACCAGAAATGATTAATCCTGAATATAATACGGTTATATTCAATAAGTTTTATTTTATTGAACAAGCAAAAAAAGAAATGGATTATGATCTTTATATTTGGTGTGATGCCGGACTATTAAGAAACGATGAATTTAAAAATCAAAAGTTCCCAAACATAGAAAAAGTAAATAACGGTTTTTCAGACAAAATAACATTTTTTAGTCACGATACCGAGTTTTCAATACATAGTCGAGAGATGCATTTATTGTCGCAATATAGGTATATTCATGGAGGTTGTTTTTTTGTACCAAAAAAATCTAATTTAAATTTTTTAATAGAAAGTTTTGAAAATTTAATAGAAAATTTTTTAAAAAACGGATATGTGGGTAGTGAGGAAAAATATTATGATTTTTGCTATGAGGATAATAAAGACACATTTAACATAATAAAAGCCGATTGGAGGCAATATTTTAGTATATTCCAATAATTTAAACTTCAATAAAATAAACTTTCGATTATTTATATTATAAAGCTAAATATTAGATGGCGGATTTAAAATTCGAAGGTTGTTGTTATTCAGGTTATCAGTATATTACAGATGATACCGATTGGGTTGCCACCGGTGGTACCGCAACAACAGGACTTACCTATCATTTTTCAGGTGATCCTTTAGTACCTGACGGTTGTTACACAATAGTTTCGGCATTCACTTCTGGTTTCAGTTCGACAACTTTTACGCAACTAACAGGAACATACACTCTACAAACAGGTTGTTCAGACACATTATGTTTAACTGGTGATTGTTGTAGTAATATACTATGTGTTAATATTGCAATCGATTCATATTCAGGGCTAAATGGTAATTATGTAGTTGCAGGAAATTATAATGATCACCCTTTTTGGTCGGGAGGCACTAGCGGGTCCACAATATATTATAATAACATTAATTGGTGTTTATCAACAGGATTATCATCAAGTTGTTTATTTTATGGGACAAACCCAAGTTTTGATGTATGTCCTGATTTTAATGTTACAGTTGTTAATCAAGGGTATTGTGTACCACCACCAACACCATATGATCCATGCTCCATATTAGATTTTGATATATTAACAGTATGTGAAATACCAACACCAACACCATCACCGTCACCAACACCTACACCAACACCTACACCGTCACCAACACCGTCACCAAATATTTGTGAGTCATATACGGTAAGCATATCATTCAGTTCAGTTACTATTACACCTACCCCAACACCTACCCCAACACCTACCCCAACACCGGTAATTTATCCTTATAATATTACAGGAGAAACCGTAACTTATGTTATTGATAGCGGAAATTTTGAATGTATTGACTCTAAAGAATTAAAAGATTGTAACAATAATAATTTATATTACGTTGCTGGTCCTATTATTTATTCAGGAAATGTAATAAATACAGGAACCACATTCTTTGCTTTAATAAATAATGATTATAAATGTGTTAGATTTGAAAGGAATGTTGCGA